TAATATAAATGTCAAATTGAAGAATAATACAACTCACGTTGCAGGATTTGATGTACCTAATGATGAGTAAGTATTATGAATATGATTCATAATATTATTTATATTATTCCATTTTAATCCATAATCTGATTGATTATGAATTACAGGTATATTCATTGCTTCACATTCTTGTACGCTGTTTGCATTGCCATCATATTTTGTTAGTCGTAACATGACAAAACATTGTTTATATATTTCTGGCATTTGTTCATGAGGAATATTTAATTGATTACTTAAAATAAATTCATATTGTGGTAAATGTTTCATAATTTGTTCATATATTGATTTTCCATATATATGTTCACGTCCTGGTACTTGTCCATTGAAAATGAAAATTTTTTTCCCCAACTCTTCTTTAGAAATAGGTTGAAACAATTCTTTATTTACCAATGAAAATTCAACAAATATTGGATGTATATGAAAATATTTTAAACGATTATAAATGCATTTACTTATTGCAATATGAATCACATTTGGTAATAATAAAATTTCATTTAAAGTGCTTTTACAATGATTGTAGTTAGGATTTGCATCTTCTCCACCCCAAATAATATATTTTAATCCATTATGTTTAGAAATTTTGATTAAATCATCATCGCTATATATTCCAAAAAATATACATGGTTGATCCACATTTAGATATGGTGTTAATTTAAAATGTTTCATAAATCGTTCTTGAAAACTATGTAATCCAGATGATACATGACATTGTTTTACATTGTATAACAATTGTTCAATTGGTAATTTATTGAGTGTTTGATTTGCGGTAATAATTTTACAAATACGTCTAGATTCATTTTTTCCATAATACCAGTAATGTTTTATTGCTGAGTCCTCATTACGAATATGATTTGCTAAATCATTATATTCACTGTAAAATTTCCAATCAAATGTTGGATAGGTTTTATAAAATAATTCTTTTGATATTTGATTGGCCTTTTGTGTTTTTTGTACAACCCTTGAAAACATAATAAAAACTATTTATACTTTATAATGAAAAAAATTTCGATCATTATTGGCGCACGCCCTAATTTCATGAAAGCTTTTCCTGTATATGAAGCATTAAAAGAAGATTTTGAACTAACTTTGATACATACCGGACAACACTTTGATGCGAAAATGAGTGATGTATTTTTTAATCAATTAAAATTTCCTAGACCTGATATTCATCTTTCTTTAAAAAAAAAAACACGGGCAGGTGATTTAGACGATAAATTATATGTAAATAACGAAGACTATTTGAAAGACAAAGATGCTGTTATCCAAGAATTAATGGATTATAATGAAGAATTAGGACAATTGGGAGAAATTCGTGATAAATTAAAGATCGAATTTGAAAAAGGAACCCCGGATTTAGTGATTGTGTTTGGAGATGTAACAAGTACATTAGCAGCAGGATTAGCTGCAAAAGAACTTAATATTGATTTAGCACATGTAGAAAGTGGATTACGAAGCGGAGATATGTTAATGCCAGAAGAAGTGAATCGTATTTTAACAGATCACATTACGAAATATTATTTTGTAACCGAACAAAGTGGTATCGACAATTTAAAAGAAATAGGAATTACCGAAAATGTATGTTTGGTTGGAAATACTATGATTGATACACAAAAGAAATATTTACAACAAGCATTAGATACTAAGTATCATGAAACATTGAATGTAAAATCCAAAGAATATGTGTTAATTACTCTTCATCGCCCAAGTAATGTAGATGATATGGAAAAATTAAAAGAAATATTTGATGATTTTGAAGAATTAAGTAAGACAGAGACATTAGTATATCCTATTCATCCACGCACCAAAAACAATTTAGAAAACTTGGGTTATTTACAAAAAGTCCAAGAAAACCCAGATATTATATTGGACGAACCATTGGGTTATTTGGAATTTACGTGCTTAATGGCAAATTGTAAATATATAGTAACTGATAGTGGAGGATTACAAGAAGAAAGTACATCATTAGATATCCCTTGTTTTACTTTACGTGAAAATACAGAACGTCCAAGTACATTAATTGAAAATCAGGGAACAAATCAATTGATCCATAAAATCAGTGAAATAGAATTAAAACCATGTAAGGGGTCAATGGATTTATGGGATGGGAAGAGTAGTGAGAGAATTTGTTCTATAATTAAAAATTAATAAAATAGAGAATTTATTTGATATATATATATATTACTATTTGAATATAATAAATATACTCAGAATACGCATAATTTATAAAAATAATAAAATGTTTTTTTTGTGAAAAATAATTTATCATTACTTATTATAGTAATGATAAATCAAATTATTGTAAAAGGTTCAAACGATACTGCTGTAAATGGTATGTATAAATTACATAAACTTGATAATGTCGATGATAATACACTATCTTACTACAAAGATGAAAAACATCAAATATACAGATCTAACAACACGTGGAAAATAGGAAATCACGGTAAAAAAATAGTGTATATACCACTACAAATTTGTATTGGTGAAGATATGAATGTTAATGAAATAGATGTAAGTAATATTAAAAAAGATATAAAACATGAAAATTTTATTTATATACTAAAACCTGTAATTAATGAAAATTCAACAACCTATAATTTTATTATTGATAATAAAAAAAAAACAGTTACAAATAAATTTTTAACAAATGAAAATATTTATACAGGCATTGAAGGTATTATTTCTATGTTTGTACCACATTGTATTTTAACAGGTAAAACAATTTCTTCTGAAATACCTGTTGATAAGTTGTTTATTGAAAATATACAAAATATAGTACCTATATTTAGAAAGTGGCATAATAATAATGATTTAAAATTAAATATTAATGTACCAATAAAATCAAATAATATAGAAAGTATAGAAAAAAAAACGATTTCTACATTTACTATGGGTGTGGATAGTTTTTATACATTATATTCTAATATTGATAAAATAGATGCAATATTATTTACTATAGGTTTTGATATACAGTTGCATCAAAAAGATCTATTAGATGAAACAATAGAAAACTTAAAAAAGGTTGCTGAAATATATAATAAAAAATTGATATTGTGCGAAACGGATTCGAAAAATAAATTACCTGTTAATACAGGAAAAGGATTTAAATGGGGTGAGTATTTTCATGGACCAGCATTATTCAATATAATTTATAATTTAAGTGACTATAATGAATTATTAATTCCTTCAACACATGAATTTGAAGACGACTTTATATGGGGTACTCATAATAAATTAGATAAAAATTATTCATCATCGCTTTTAAATATTTTACATAATGGCGATTTAACTAGAGTAGAAAAAATAAAATTTATTTTAGATTATGACTCGAAATGTTTAAATTTTTTAAGAGTTTGTTGGAAAAACATAGATGGTAAATATAATTGTACCGCATGTGAGAAATGTTTAAGAACTTTGTATCCAATTGAATTATGTGGTTATAAAAAACAAGCAATAACGTTTGATATAAATGCAAATGGAAAAGATTTTTGGAAATTCGAATCAAGAAATGAAAATGATAGAGCATTTCAAATTGAAATTGAAAATTTAGAGAAGATGGAAAAATTATTTACATATAATATAAGAGGTGGTTCTAAAACATTAAATGGTCCTACGTATCATCTTGTATTAAAAGATTATTTTAAAACAACTAGTAAATGGGTAGAAGGTAATGATATAGTTAGTTATTCAAATTTTGAAAATAAATCTACAATTAAAAATATAATACCAGAATTGTCGTTTCTTGATAACAAAAAGGATATGCATATTTTTTTCAAAAAAAATAATATATCATATTATCCAAAATCATTTTTAGATAACGAAATAGATAAATTAGAAGAAAATGAATCTTATATAGTAAAACCAGCTGGATTTACTAATAATGCGTTTACCTCCGATACGGCACAATATAATTCAGGTAATGGAATAGAAATTTTTAAAAATTCACATGATACAAAAGAATTTGTAAATAATAATCCTTTAAAAGCAGGATATGTAATACAGGAAAATATAACTGGACTAGATCTAATTAATGAACAAAAATATGATATCAGATGTTATCTTTTAGCAGTATGTATTGATCATAATATTTCTTACTACTATCATAGTGGGTATGGAAGGTTTATAAAAAATAAATATGATAAAAACTCTATTGATATGAGTAATGTTTTAACTAATACACATTTTCAACAAAATCTAGATGGATTTACTGAAAATAAACATATACAAATAGTAAGAGATTTTGATACTGATAATATTAGAGAAGAGAAAATTATTTCTTGTTTTACAGAATTATCTAATGTTTTACCAAATAAATCAGAAGTTGATAAAGGTATTTTTTTACTAGGTGTAGATTTTTTATTTGACGAACAACTTAATCCTTATATTATTGAATTTAATTATAATCCTGGAGCATGTGTTAATCCTAATCATAAAGAATACACTGTTTTACATAACAATTTAATTCATGACCTGGTTAATTACTTCTTCGAACCAATGTTATGTAATAAAACTATTAGAAATACTGGAAACTTTATAAAAACTAATGATAAACATTGTAAATCACAAAAATTATCTCCAAACACCTACATAAAAAAAAAAGATGAATGTATAAATTTAGGTGAAATATGTAATCCAAATGATTTACTTAACAATATTGAAAATATAGATTTTGTTGAAAAAAAGATAAATGGCAAACAAACAGAAGAACTTAAACTTTCTAAAAAATGGACAGCTATTCCTCTAATTAATTCTACTGGTAAAATTGGCGTTGAAGGTGCAAGAGATATTGGATATAAAAGTAGTATAGTAGAGACAGAACATTTATTAAAATTACCTTTAATATATTCAACTATAAAAAATATAGAGCAAAAATTTGAAACCATTTGTATTGGTGCTAGAATTTTAAAATTGGACAAAAATGGTTATATTGGAGAACATTCTGATGGAAATGATTTTAATGAGAGCAGATTTAGATGCCATATACCTTTGACAAAATGTTATCCTGATTGTTGGATGAATATAAATAAAGAATCTTATTATATGGAACCAGGTAATTTTTATAGTACAAATGTAAGTCATATTCATAGCGTCACGAATAATTCAGAAGTTGATAGAATTAATATTGTAATCGATTTATTACCTAGTGAAAAATTAATTAAATCAATCCATTACGGTAAAGGAAGTAAAATAATACCGTATTATTTTAAAAAAAATAATAATAAAAATTTAATAATAAGTTTTAGTGGAATGGGTCCAGGAACACCAATAAAAAATTATGATGGTACAACTTCTTGGGAACCAGCTCATTTTATATTAAATAAAACTTTAGAAAAATATACAAATTATGATAAATTATTTATTAGAGATTTACATAAAACTTGGTACTCAACTGGAGTAGGTGATATTACTAATAACGTAGAAGAAAATGTTTCTTTATTAAAAGATCTAATAAAAAACTATGATAAAATAATAACTATTGGTCAAGGTTCGGGTGGATATGCCAGTATTCTTTATGGTAATTTATTAAATGTAGATAAAGTGATTGCTTTTTCTCCACAAATCTTTATAGATAAAAAAACTAAAATCTTACAAAAAGATACAAGATGGATGGAAAAAAATCCTTTTTACAAAAATATTGATCAAGATAGTAAATATTTAAATTTAAACAATATTAATATAGTTTCAAATAATATAATCCATGTTGGATATAATGATTTAGATAAGGGTGATTTAGATGCAGTAAATTATTTAAATAATTCAAAAAATGTAGAAATTGTTAAATATATTTTACCTGAAAGTATAAGTAATACACATTATTTAAGTCGTTATTTAGTAGAAAAAGGGTTATTAAATAATATATTAGATGAACACATGATTTAAAATTAATAGAATCTATAAAATATAATAAAACTATTAGAAATACTGGAAACTTTAAATATTTAATTTAAATAATTTTGAAAAAATAAAAAAAAACAAAATAAATTACCTTATTTAGAATAATATATATTGTATAATTTAATATGAAAATATGTATCATATTAAATTTGTATATTAAAAAATTTAGTAGAAAAAAGGTTATGAAATAATATGTATATATATATATAATGATAAATGATTTGAACAATGTTAAGTTTTTAATATCTTCAGGTTGGTTTTCTGATGTTAATTGTAAAACAGAGTTAGGTAATGAAACAGCAAAACATATTGAAAAAGGTAAGGGTCGTTATGGTGGATTAAAAAGTCGTTCAGTTGAATTTTCAGAATATTGGTTTTCATCAATATTAAATCAAAGTATTCAACCGGAAAAAATTAGTATTTTAGATGCGTGTAGTCCCGATAAAATTAGTTTGTTCATATCACAACATAAATTGGTGGAAATAAATTACCAAATCAAAAATTTTGGTCACGGTGCTTACTGTGCAAAAAACAATATATTATGTGGTTGGGCAAGGGGTGTTATACATGGAGCAATTCAAGCATATATTAACAATTTAGATTTTGTTTATGTAGAGCAAGATTTGTTACTATTTGGAAAAGATTTTTTAAAAAATATATTTATTGAAATGGATTTGAAAGGAAAAAAAATGTGTTACATGAATGGAGACGAAACTCCACAAAAAATTCAACAATCATTAATAATTGTAAAACATGATTATTTACATAAATATATTTCCGATTTACTTAGTGACACTGACCATACACAAAGTGAAGAGTTAAAGCATTACAATATTATTAACAATGAGCACTTGTTAATATCTCCATATAGAGGCGGAAGACAGCGTAAAAACTTACATAACGAGTTTTTTTGCTTGCAACATATGAGTGATTCTGAATTGCAAAAATATATACAAAGTGGGCATATCAATAATATTTTTGTATAAAATATTTTAAATATATTATATATATATTATGAGTGAAATTAATCCAAATAAGTATTGCAATATTCATTTAGGCAAATTTAATGAGTTAAATTTAATTGAATTTTTAAAAAGTTTAAAAAATCAAAAATTTACATATGTTCCTAATACTGGAAATTGTGGTGACTCATTAATTGCGGAAGGAACATATCAATTATTTGATAAAATTGGTTTAGATTATAATATAGGGTGTATTAATCATGTTTATACAAATAAAGTATTGATATTAGCTGGAGGTGGAGGGTTTAATTCATTATATCCTAGATATACAAAATGTGTTAAAAATAATATGAATAATAATGTAATAATTATTTTACCACATACAATAATGGATGTTGATGAATACATTACTTTGTTTGATGATAATGTATTTGTTATATGCAGAGAATATTATTCATATAACTATGTCTATTCTAAAATTAAGAATAAGAAAAATGTTTTTCTTTCGAAAGATATGGCGTTTTATTTAGATGTAAGTAGATATAATAATATACGTGGTAGTGGAACATTAAATTTTTTAAGAACAGACGCAGAAAAAACAGATATTCAAATTCCAGATGATAATATAGATCTATCAAACACCATACGTCACGATTACACTATGAAAAATAAAAAAAAAGTAAATGAGGCAACATATAATTTTTTGGACGTTATTTCAAAATATGAAGTAATTAATACAAACCGAACTCATGGTGGTATAGGTGGTGCATTACTTAATAAAACTGTTTATTTACATAGTAATAGTTACTGGAAAAATAAAGCAATATATGAGTATTCATTAGAAAATATATATCCCAAAACTATTTTTAAATAAATTAATTGACCTCATTAAATGATATAATCTTAATTACATCATTTAATAATATTATATTATTAAATATTTTTAAACTTATCTTCCTATATTATTTTTCATAATAATTATGTAATTCTTTCAATAACTCATTTTTCACTTGTATTAAACCTCTATATTGAGCAACATTTTTAATATCACGTATATTATGTATCAAATTATTTTGATTTAAATTTACAATTAGTTTCCCATTAAATTTATATTTAAATAAATACGATAAGGTTAAATCTTCAATGTGTCTATATTTTTCGTTAAAATTAAATATATCTAATGATTGAAATACATTTGTTGGATATACACATCCACAAGTTCCGCCATAATGAACATAATATGTATTTGTTGTGTTTTCAAATAATAAACTATTTTTTATTGGTTTTATATGTTCAGGAACAATTTCATTTAATGTTGACCATGATTGTGGTGTCCAATATGGATTTTTATGTTCTTTTATAGTTTTACCACAAAACATTTTACCAAACCAAAATATTGCTGAATTTTCATATTTATCAAACATATTTAAAAATGATTTTAAAAACTCTTTATCAAAAGATTGATCGTCATCCACAAAAAATACACGATCATAGTTATGAATATATTTACATATATAATGCGTCATTACAAATCGACCAATACCTCTGATATTGTCTGGAGAATGATATACATTTACATCAATATTTTTAACATTAACCTTATTGATATTCATTATAAAATCATTTTTCTTACTATAATTATTATTAAATATACATAAGTTTATCGGAATATTATTTGCGTCTAATGTAGTTAGAGTTTCTTCTATATTTTGAATACGATCCCATACACACATAACTACCAATATTTTATTAGGATCACATATTGGTTTAAAACTTTTCATATTATCAATCCATTTTAGAGCATTATGGGTATCAGGTGTATCAAACAACATATATATATATATACATATATTATTATTGTGTAAATTGTTAATGTTTGAATGTATCGATCATATTGTCTATAGAATATGTATAGTAGAAATCGGGTTTTATATAGTCTTTCAATACAACATTATTTTTTTTATAATACATAATTTTATCCATTATATTTTCATAAGTAATCTCATTTATTGATAATGGATAATTTTTATCTATCCATTTTTTTTCCACATTACTATGATTATAAAAAATGAACGGAATATTATTATAAATATAATCAATAAATCGTGAGCTAATTTGGAGGCATTCAATTGAGTTGATTCGTTGTATTATATTCTTCTTTGTAAATATTCCTAAAGTTATTTTATCATAATATAACTTCATTTTTTCATGCGGAATATTGTGTAAAAATTCAACATTAGGTAATGATTTTAATACTTCAAGATTCTTACGTATGGTTCCAGAATTCATAACTCTAGCAATCTTACCGTAAATAAAAATTATTTTAAATGATTTATTTTTTTTTGCAATTTTAATTAAAATATGTAATAATTGTTCATAATGGAAACTGCCTACTATAGAACCAAAAACACCAATAATTATATCTTTATTTGATGGTTGTACTCTATTATTTAGATAATCACATTTATAAAATGCAGGATATATAGATTTAAACTTATCATGATTTTCTTGTGAATTTTGATGAACAATAGTTAGATTTTTAATTTTGTTAGCATATTTTGAATACGTATCTGGGGTTATCAAATGGTTAATATCATAATAATAAAATATTTTTGAATAAGATGCAATCTCATGGAATAACGAAAAATTATTTTCTATATTTTTCGTATGTCCTCTTTCAATGACATAGATATCTTTTAAAGTAGATAATATTATGATAAATTTAATAAATAAATGTTGTTTATTCTTATTTGCAGGATCTAATATGATATCATAATTATAGTGATGATATAATGACTTATTAAAATTATCATTAATATATCCAACTGATATATTGCTAATATATTTATTATATATTTTTGTAAATAATGATGAACCATCAAGAATATGTGGTACAGTACTAAATATTGAAATATTAATATTTTTCAAATTCATTAAATAACTGTTAATAATCATTAGTCCATACAATTCATACTCTTTCACCTTGGTACTGACTTCTCCATTTTCTCCCCATCCATTTTTACGCCAACATATGCCAATATCGCTTGTTGCAATTTCATAACAAGATTCACGATGAGTTAAATTATGTTTAAAAGTAATTCCTTTAACACCTTGTTTTATATAATTATTAATTTTGTTTGTAAAATCTTTACTTGAATTGAATATTTTACCATACACTATTTTCAATACTACTTCCGGTCTTTTTGCATGAATTTTTTTAAATTCTTCTATAATTTCCAAAATATTTTCTTCATCGCGTAAAGTTCCACAATAAATCAATCTTATTTGTTTATCATTACGCGGTGGTATCTTAAAATTATATTTAAAAACAAGTGGTTCTTGTACTTCTATTTTTGACTCTTCAATTTTTTTTTTTATCATCTTCGTCTTTAATATTGCACTTTGTGTAATAACTTTTTTAAATTTATTATTCATTTTTGATAATCCATTTATATGAGGATCTAAACCATAAAAGATGATTTTATTTAAATAAGATTTATTTTGTAACATATCTAATAATTCATGATTACGTATAAACATCGTTTTAAAATTTTCTATATTCTTATCCATATAGTTGATTATTTTATTGTTTTCTTCGAAAGTTTTAATTTCAAAATCTTTATATTGTAAATTAATTAAAAATGATTTCGGGATAGTATATTTTGAAACAATAGTTACAAAATTTCTCTCACTCATAAATTTATTTATCCAATTTGATAACATTATAGTATCTCCAGCAGTATATGCTAAGTTAGAATGACTACAAACTAATACAGATTGGTTTGGTTTTGATATATTTATAGATTGGTTTGGTTTTGATATATTTATAGATTGGGTTGGTTTTGATATATTTATAGATTGGGTTGGTTTTGATATATTTATAGATTGGGTTGGTTTTGATAAATGTAATAAATATTTTGTCAATAATTGTAACCAGTTTTTATTTGTACTAGGATTATCGCTTATTTCTATTCTATCATTTAATACAGTTTGTTCTTTCAACGTTGTTTTGCGATTTTGTAAATAACCTTGTGTAATATAATGTTCAAAACAATCTATATCAGTTAATAGAAACCTTAAATCTTGATTGATGGTAACATAATCTTTCCAATTAAATTGATGTTCATATATTTCATTTGAATTTAATACATAAACTTTTCTTCGTTCTCTAATTCCATAATTTAAATAATGCCATACTGCATCTTTAGATGTATTTAAATTTTTTCTTAAATCAGGAAAAGTATTTATATAACGTTTCCAATCAAATATTTTTGGGTGGTCTTTTATATGAAACAAAGATATTTGTAATAAAATGGTGTATGCTTCTTCTGGAGTTTTTATTTTATGATCTTTCCTTTGTATTTCATCAAAATGGATTTTTATAAACTCTTTAATTTCATCCATATATATTTAAAAAACAATATAATTAACCCCGATTTTTTATTCCATAATTGATACAATCATAACATTGTTTATTAATAATAAAATCTTTTCCTAAATGCATAATTAACCAATTATTATCTATATTTTTAATAAAATTATCAAATTTAAACAAAAAAAATTTATCAAACTCGTAGTTAGCATCAAAGAAAAACATTGTATTATATTTTTTTTCATTCTGTTGTATTTTTTCTTTCTGTTCTATTAACACAAATTGAAAACAAATATTGTATTTTTGAAATTTTGCATTAATTTGTTTTAAGTTATCATTTTTATGATACAAAACATATATTCTTTCAAAAATATCATTTATATGATATGTTTTAAAAATTTTTCGTCTAACATCCCAATGATATTTTTGTGATAATTCCTTAAATAAACTGCTTTTTTCATTTTTAATATTGGCCCATGTCATTTTTGATTTATCTTTACAATCTATACAACAAATGGGATGTTCAAATTTACGAACAAATTGTACATTCAAAAATTTTTTAAATATAAAACTCATCCAAATATCATCAATTGCCTTAATATCTTTTGAATATTTTTCATAATCATATAATTCATGAAATAAAAACAAATGTGTGTCTATTATAGATCCACCAGGTCCAAAATAATGAAAATCAGTGATTTCCGGTCTTTGTTTTCTTTCTATTTGCTTATATGTTAAAGTAGATTTCCAATAATCACATTCTTCAAATATCTTTCCATACCAACTTAAAGTACATAATGGACGTCTTTGTTCTACCATTTCCTTTAACCAATTATTATGATATATTTGATCATCATCAAATATGACAACATATTCCATCATATGTTGTTGTATAATTTCTTGGACACAAAGAATTCTACCAAAACAATGACTATTTTCATTTTTTCTATGCAATGTAAGTTTAATATTTTGAAAATTCAACAAAATAGTATCTAATTCTTCTTGTATTTGTTTATCAGTATTATTATCCAATAGGTGAACATGGAAGTGTTTAAAAGTTTGTGACAATAACATGTTTAATACCAAATCAATATTTTTATTACGCTGATAAGTAGCCAATATAATATGTATTATTTCATCTTCTTTTTTTCGAAAATACAATTCAACATTATGATGTTGTGAAGGTATAAAATTATTTACTAATTTCATAGTAATATGCTGATTACATAATTTTAAACATTCTGATAATAAGTTTTGTATAGATGATGTATTTTGCAATACATTTTGAATTAATCCATTTTTACAGCACCATATTGCAGGATTAATGTGATTTATTAAAATACAATTATATTTTATAAATAAGTGATTCAATTCCAATAACACAATGTCAGATAAATCTTTTATGGAACTATCAATAAAGATTGTATATTCATTTGGTGGTAATGTTTTCATATGTGTTTGTATTGTTTTTTCAAAAGATTGATCTAAAGTAATATATTCAATATTAAACATGGAATAGTTTTGTTTTTTACCAACAAAATAAACGTTGTAATTGCTGTAATAGATATTTTGTATTAATTTTAATAAACTAATATCATTAACATAAATATGAAATTTTGTATATAATTTTGTTAAATACATATTATAATAAATATATATATATTTAAAATCATTGACAATCGCATTCTACCATTTCTTGGACTAGTTGATCAAAACTACAACTGGGTTCCCAATTCAGTTGTGTTTTAGCCTTATCATTATTTCCAAGTAGTTCTTCTACTTCAGCAGGACGAAAATATTTTTCAGACACAAAAATCAGTTCTTTTCCTGATTTTTCATCGTACCCTATTTCTTGGACACCATAACCTTTCCATTTGATTTGAAATCCTTTCAATGCAAACGATTTTTCGATAAATTCCCTTACAGAATGAAATTCATTGGTAGATAATACATAATCATCGGGTTTATCGGCCTGTAACATTCTCCACATACCTTCTACATAATCTTTTGCGTGCCCCCAATCACGTTTTGCATCAAGATTTCCCATTACTAAACAATCGCGCTGGCCTTTCAAAATCATATTTAAACCACGTGTTATTTTTCTTGTTACAAACGTGGGTCCTCTTCTTGGACTTTCATGATTAAACAAAATTCCATTACATGCAAACATATTATAAGATTCTCTATAGTTCTTTGTAATCCAATAACCATATAACTTGGCAACACCATATGGAGAACGTGGATAGAATGGGGTTGTTTCTGATTGTGGTACTTCTTGGACTAGTCCATATAATTCTGAAGTAGATGCTTGATAAAACCGACATTTTTCCATAATTCCAGAACTACGTATTGCTTCTAGTAATCGCAATACACCTACACCATCAGCATTAGCACAATATTCTGGCATTTCAAAGGACACTTTTACATGACTCATAGCTGCCAAATTATAGATTTCCAATCTTTCTAGATCTTCATATTTTTCCTTTATTTCGTACATAATATGCAATAAATTAGGACTATCTGTCATGTCACCATATTTCAAAACCAAATTTTTATGGTCATATAAATGTTCAATACGTTGTGTATTAATATCCGATGATCTTCTTATCAATCCCCATACTACATAGTTCTTTTCTAATAATAATTCTGCTAGATAAGAACCGTC